AGGGTTACGCACTAGCTGCGTAGTCTCATGGAGTTCGGTGGGTACTTAGCAACAGAAACCCACCACCTTATTATGGAGTTAGTATGTATCGTGTAAAAGGTTATTTTAAAAATCAAACTATTATAAGGCATTTTACTGACTTATATGATGCGATTGATTTTAAGGATACAGTAGATGCACACTATCCACTGAAAATAACATTTGAGAAGGTAATTGATATGAGAGAACTTATTTATGATTCTTGGAATGGTGTTATGAACCATAACAAAAATCCCCTAAAACATATTCCAGATCTACAAGTAAGGCACATGGTGTTACAGATACTTGCATGGATGTGGTGTATTGTATTTTCCATGTATATCGGTAGTTTTTGGGCTATGGGTATCAGTATGGTTGCACACGCACTATTCCTTGCTGCAATAGTGGTTACTGTTGGAACATTTGAAACTGCAAGACGAAACCCTAATTTTTTTGATACGTTTTCAACAAGCACACCAAGTCGTGCAAGGGCAATATATCACAATGGTAAAAGAATACCATTAGATAAAAACGATGTAGGTGGAGAACACGAATAATGCAAACACCCAAAACCTTTTCTCTGGAGATAGAGAACCTCGCAAAAGATATGAAAATGTCACATATGGATGCAGTATTGTTTTACTGTGAAAAAAATGATTTAGAACCAGATTCAGTCGGTAGATTAATTACAAAGGGGTTAAAAGAAAAAATAGAAGCAAACGCAAGAGAATTAAACTTTTTAGAAAGAACAGCAACTTTACCAATATAGGAGATATTATGAATCAAGCTGTAAGAAATCAAGGTTTTGAGGCCTTGGAAACGATGCAAACGAAAAATCGTATTAACGAACTCGAGCACGATTGTGCAGAGTTGCAGAAGTCTAACGAAGAGTTGCGAGAGAGATGTAAGAAACTTGCGTCTAGGCAACCAGAGTGGCCGAAGGGTTATAACCCACGAAGAAAGAAGTTTAATGAACGTAGACCTAATTGACCATATGGGCAGTGACCTCACTGTAGTGAACGCTGCCCGTGTATCCTTTGCAAAAGAGAGTGATGAGTTTTCTGATAAGGATGAAAAACTCATCAACTATCTTGCAGAACATGACCATTGGAGTCCTTTTGGACATTGCAGTTTGCAGTTTCGTATTAAGGCTCCAATCTTTGTTGCACGACAACTTGTCAAACACCAAGTCGGTTTGGTGTGGAATGAAGTGTCAAGACGATATGTAGATGACGAACCAGAGTTCTATATTCCAGAAAAATGGAGACTTAGGGCAGAGAACAAAAAACAAGGTTCTAGTGATGAGACTATCGAATATAATATCAATGGTTCGATTGAGTTTGTGAAACAGACATATGACAATCTGTTAAAGGCTGATGTTGCACCAGAGATGGCAAGAATGGTCTTACCACAGAATATGTATACAGAGTGGTATTGGTCTGGAACATTGATGGCATTTGCAAGAGTTTGTAAATTAAGGTGTAAAGATGATACACAACAAGAGACACAACAGATCGCACATATGATACATATGTGGGCACATAGATACTTTCGTGTATCATGGACTGCGTTAGTCGGAAAAGATCTATATGGGCCTGTGGAAGAGGAATAGAAATGGATAATGGAATACCTATTTTTCCTGCTGGTGTGGTAAAGATTTATCAAAATCCAAATCCACCGATCATACCAAATGTTGATAATTTAAATTATGTTCGACAGACTGATGGTAATCCAGACACTACACAATTTGGAAGTGAAAGCTCCAATATTGTAGAGAATGATGAATTAAGAGAATTGAAAGTTTGGTTTGAGGATTGTATCAAAGACTACTTTGACAATATTATGACGTTAGATTACAAAGAGTTTTGGATACATGAGTCTTGGATTAATCACACAAAGTCAGACAAATCTCAAGGTATGCACAATCATAGTAACTCTTTAATTAGTGGTGTTTATTATATCGAGTCAACACCACAGCATCCACCATTGATATTTGAAAAGGTTTCATATAATTCAGATCCATTCATATCACTAAGGAAACATTATAATCAAATGAATCCTAATTTTACGAATAGGATTGCTATGCCATGCACAAAGGGTTCTTTGATTATTTTTAACAGTTACTTGTTTCATGGTTTTGGAACTAATGATTGTCAAGAACCAAGAATAAGTCTTGCGTTTAATGTTCTTGCAAACTTAAAAGACAAAAAAACGTATAAGTTGGATTTTGTAAAAAGGTAAGAAATGAAGCATATAGTCTATGGAAATGGAGAGTCCAGACCTCGCAAACCAATATTAGGGGGTGACTTTATAACATGGGGATGTAACGCAATTTATCGTGATTTTACTGTTGACAATCTCGTTTCTGTAGACTATAATATGCAACAAGAGATATACGAATCAAACTATGCAATGAAAAATAAATGCTGGTTTACTGATTGGGAAGTGATACCATCTGGATTTGATCCATCGTTACTGCTGGTAAATAATGACGCACCAGTGTATGAGACTGCAAAACTTAATAGAAAGAGTTGTGTGGTTCAAGGTAAAGATGCAAATATGGTTCAGAAGAAGATAGAGGAAGTTTTAATTCATAATCCACAGTTAGACCCAGAGGACTTTAAAAAGAAGGCTATGTTTAATGTTGGGGTTTACATTACATGGGTTGATGAGTACAATGATAAAGTGATTAATATAGACTATCCTAAAGGATGGTCTGCTGGGAATACTGCACTATACCTTGCTTGCAAACATGGTGCAAAAGAAGTGTATATGTTAGGGTTTGATGGAAGTAGTTATTCAGAACCACTAAATAACGTGTACAAAGGTAGTAAGAATTATCTTCCTGCCGATAGTCGTGGATATAACACGATTAACTGGGATAACCAATTTAAACTAGTGCAAAGGGATTTTCCTAATGTCAAGTTTACGAAGGTTGGAACAGAGTTAACATACGATAGACTACAAAGTAACATACGATAACATAAGGAGAAATATATGTCGTTAGATAGCTTGAAGAGAAGTAATTCTCTTGATAAACTACTTGGTGCAGTAGAAAAAGAAAACGCACCTTTAGAAAAGAAATCCTACAAAGACGAAAGATTGTGGAAACCAGAACTGGATAAGTCTGGTAATGGTTATGCAGTCATTCGTTTTCTACCAGCAGTCGAAGGTGAAGATATGCCTTGGGCAAAAGTTTTCAACCACGCATTTCAAGGCCCAACTGGTCAGTGGTATATTGAAAACTCTTTGACTACTGTAGGACAGAAAGATCCAGTATCAGAATATAATTCACAGTTGTGGAATACTGGTCTTGAGTCTGATAAAGAGATTGCAAGGAAACAGAAAAGGAAGTTACAATACTTTTCTAATATCTATGTGGTAAGTGACTCCAAGCATCCAGAGAATGAAGGTAAGGTATTTCTTTTTAGGTATGGTAAAAAGATCTTTGATAAAGTTATGGCTGCGATGCAACCAGAGTTTGAAGATGAGACACCTATCAATCCCTTTGATTTTTGGGAAGGTGCAAACTTCAAGTTGAAGATTCGTAAGGTAGATGGTTACTGGAACTATGATAAGTCAGAGTTTGATAACTCATCTGCACTATTTGATAATGATGGAAAGATTGAAGAGGTATGGAAGTCTGCATATCCACTTGCAGAGTTTAGTGCCTCTACGAACTTCAAGTCTTATGAAGAACTCAAGACAAGACTTGATGCAGTGCTATCTGGGAGTGTAACAGTCGGTAATGTTGCCGAACAAATCGAAGATGAACCTGTTGCAACACCAAAGATAGACACGACACCAGTTCAATCATCGTCTGAACAAGAGGATGACGACACTATGGATTATTTCCAGAAGTTGGCAACTGGTTAAGAGAGAATACTAGTCTTATAGTTCTCTCGACTAGGACTACAACAAAGGAGAACCAAAAAGAGAGTCAGAGAGTGGATTACGCCCCACTCAAGACTCTCTTTTTTTATGCCATTGCGGCTTTAATTATTGGGTCTTGATTTCCAACAGTAATATTATTTGCGGTGGTGTTACTCGTAGACGTTGTAACTTTGTTGTCTTGGGGTGCATTTACAGTAATATTTGGTGCAGATGCTCTCCTGTCTGGTGAACCCTCTCTCATCAACTGTGCAGTTCTTGCTGAGTTCATCATCATTCCAGGCTGATCTGGTATGAATAACTCTGAACCACTTTCATTTACCAGATACATAGAACCAGCTTTAACTCTACCACCCATATTTCTACTACCATTAAGGTTCAATTCTATAGACTGTTCTTTTAGAGTTTTAAGTTCTGCTTCTAGTGCAGCCTTTTCTTCATCTTTTTGTTTTTGTGTGAAGCCTCTGAAATTACCACCAGCAATTTTTTTCTCAATTTCTACAACTCTTTTTCTTCTCTCCAACTCTGCCCTTGCAACTTCATATTGACCACCAGCCTTTGCAAGGACATCAATCGCCTCTGCAACTCTCATAATCTCATCAACCTTTTTAGTCAACTCAACGATTTTATCTAAAGGCCCATCTCCACCAAACAAACCTTTCATAACTTGGGAGAATGTTCCACCACCAAAATCTTCAAGTGCCTTTTTTAATCTATCAACACCATCTGCAACTCTTGTTAATTTATCAGCAGGAATGTCAGCCAACTGTTTAATTTGTTCGGTTTGTGCCTTAGTACTGGCAGTCTTTAAATTACTAATTTTATCTACAACATTACCGACAGCAACACCAATACCCTCAACAATTTCTCTTATTCCAACTCCAATACCCTCAATAGTTTCTCTTAGTCCAGTAAAGACTGATTTCACTGTCTCTCCAAAAGATTCAAACATTTTACCAATTGGTTCAAATGCTGGTGACATGATACGAATTGCAGTTGCTATTGCGATTGCAGCCGCAGATACAGCAGCAAGACCAATGAGAACTGGTGGTGCTGCAATTGCAGCAAGACCGCCTGCAATACCTTTTAGTATTCCACTGATAAAACCACCTACACCTCTTCCAGCAGATGATATACTTTTACCAAAACTTGCAAGTCCACCACCTTTTTTCGTTTTGCCAAGCCCATCTTTACCCTTTTTTTGTTTTGATGTATCTCCACCCAGAGGCCCTACTTCTGCTGATGCTGTTTTAAAAAAACCTAATAATGATGTTACACCACCTTTTAGTTTTTTAAACATAGAAGCCATTTTAACTCCAGCAAAAATTGCTGTAACACCAGCAAGTCCTAAAACTATACTACCTATTCCACTATCATCACTAAAGAGTGCTTCGAAACCTTTCATAAAACCACCACCTTCTCCAAAAAATGAGTCATAGAAAAATTGTAGTTTGGGTATGAGGGTTTTAAAAATATAGTCTATCATTTGTTGATAAAGTGGACTACTAAAAAACTTTGCAAGTGCAAAGAAAAGTCCAGCAAAAAGAGTGCCTTTTAATATTGACATAAATCCTTTACCAACGGCCTTTGCTTTCTCTTTCATATTACCAAGCATACCACCTATACCGCCTGCTATTTTTTGCAGAAGAGTATTTGTTTTTTCAGTTTGGGATGCATTTTCTTTATCAGTCTCTTCTAATGAAGATGGGGAAGGTAGGTTATCAGACTGATCAGCAATGGCAGATCTTGTTCCAGTGATTGCTTCTTGTAATTCTGCAAAACTTTGATTGTTTGCTTCTCTAGACATTCTCATCTCATTAGTATGAGTAGAATCTCTTCCAGCCTCACTTTTATTGTTTGCCTTTAACTGCTCAATGACATCCCTTAAATCAGCCATTTACTTTTTTACATCCTTTTTTGCTAATGCTTCTTTACCATAGAAGGCTGCAACAATTGCGGCAACAGATACAAAGTATACTGCAGCCATATCACCTAAAATTTTACCTGCTTGATCTAATCCAACCCACACAGAAATCACCACTGCGAAAGGGTAAAGTAACATTCCTGTCAGAGCAAACCATGCCATGTTTCTTTGTGCATCTTGTTTCTTATCTTCATTCTCCATGTCACTACGCATATCTTCAAGTTCAATCATTCTTTCTTCCATTGCAATTTCATCATCACTAACAGTGCCATCACCATCTTTATCCAGATGTGCCCACTTTGAGCCTGGTTCTAGTTTTTTTGCACTCATCGTCTT